AGTGTTCCACCACCAGTAGCACGCTGATTTTCCAATCGAGGGAAAGTAGCTTTAGAAAGACCACCAATAGTATTGACAGAGTTTCCAGCACCAGGTACGATGTCTTCAAAGAAACCTGTACCAGAACCATTTGCATTTGCTCCAGCATTACCATTAAAGGTTTGCAAGTTTGTAAGAATAGAAGATGCATTTGAAACAATCTGCTTTTCAACTTCACGATTCAGGGCACCCATTACTGATTTCAATCGAGCTTCCAGGATAGAGATAATAGCTCTCTCTCCTCTATTGGATAGCTCTTCTGATTTTGTCAGAACAATAGGGGCAACAAAGTCGCACCATTCAAAAGAAGCATTTCGCAATGAGTCTTTTACTGCTAAGTTTACTGGCTCGTATCCTGAGTCCAATTGTGTTATTGTAGAATGTTCTTCTAAGATAAGTGGTACATCTAATTTTTGTCCACCATCGTAAGTCTCGACTCCACCCTTGTCACGCATCATTTTAAGAAGAGGTGTTGCTTGAAACAACTGGTCTATCTCTTCGTCAAGTAAGATTCGTAGGGTTGAACTCAAGACGTCATTTGAAATTGCCATGTTAGGCTCCGTAAATAAAGTTTGGGTTTTTACCTTTATAGGTATGTTTGGTTTGCATTAGGAATGGAGTATCCTGCGTACAGGGTTCCAAGCTTGTCTCTCTGAATAATGCGAGGGTGTGGAGAGGGCTTTTATTTATCATCTTTTACTCTTGCGGGCTTCAAGCCATTTATATATTTCATAGCCTTTTAGTCCTTTTGGTGGCTTATCAGACCCACGAGTCCCTGTACTAATCTTTAGTCCAGCTTCTCGCATTTTATCTTTACGAAGCGTATTCTCTCTTTCAAGTTCTTCCAGTCTTGAGCCAGTCTTGCGACCTTTTGCAATGTGGTAAGCATCTTGAAGAGTAAGTGCTTCATTAGATTTCAATAGAGTTGCAACATCATCTTTCATAGTCATAAGGTCAGGATGTTCTGCTTTGAACTTCTCTAATTCATTTCTACGAGTACTGAGTTCCTGCTCCATACGGATTGGTTTCATCATGTCTTGTAACCTTCTGGCAACTTCTTGTTCAATTCTTTTATTGAACGATGAGTCATCATAAGGGTCTAATTGTACATCTTCTGAATTGGCAACTTCATCAATTTTTTGAGTAAAGTCTGTATTCGTAAGTGAAGTTCTCATCGACTCAATTGCTTTTCGCTCTTCAGACAATTGTTGTGTCTTTCGAGTGTAGTCAGCTCTTAAGTTTGAAAGAAGCTTTTGAGCATCTTCTGGTAGGGACTGTATAACACGATTGTAGTCAATGCCTTTATGTCCTCCACCATCCAGACCCTCAGTTTCTGCGAGAGATTCTATTGTAGCTTCTCCCTCATAACTTACTGCGCCTTTCTTAGCTGTGTCAAGTGCTTCTCCAATTTTATCTCTTCCAAGGCTTGCCTTTTTTGTGATAGCGGATACTGCATCTTGAATGCTAAGTTCGTCTGATTGTTGAGTCTGAACAGTCTCTGTAACACCCACGGCTTCACCTTGTGATACATTGTTGTTGTCTAAGCTCATTTATATACTCCTTGTTGTTATGCCATTCTTTGCATAAATAAGTCCAAGTCAGCTGATGCTTCCGAGGAACTGGGTTGATTGATTTCACCACCTACAACATCAGGAGTATTTGGTACTCCCATTTCAGTCTGGAACTCACCGGTTCCTTGAGGTTTGTTGAGAAAAGCTTTCATAGTTTTGTCACTTGCTACAGCATCTAATTTGCCGGCTAAGTCCAATAAGTCTGCATCTGATTTAATCTCTGGAATTGAGAAAGAGTATTCTTCCATTCCACTTTGGTCAACAGCAGCTGATACCATCAAGAGATACTTGGAGAACTCTGGAGGATAGATACCTCCTTCAGGGACTGCATCAAACTCAGGGTATGGTGGCGCTTGAAATAGTTTCACAACTCTATTGAGAGACTGTACTACTCTATTTACTCTATTGAGACTAAAGTCTCCCTCGATGACTGGCATTACTTCTTCAGTAATAGCATCTGCATCATCTGCTAATTTCTGTAAGTCTTCAGGCCCTGTGGCCATCACTTCCATCTCCATCATTTCTTCTCCAGGCATTTTTCACTCCATTTGTGTAATTTAATTGGTTCCGCCAATTATTTGTTGTAATTGACCAGGGCCTATAGTTGCACCCATTTGACTCAGTTCAGAAGCATCCATTTGGACTTCACCGCTTGCTTGTTTTGCACTTGCAGCTGATGCTTGTTGTGCCAGCATTTCTTTATTTGCTTGTTGTGCTTCTTCATAAAACGATGCTGGTAGACCAAGAGACCTTGTAAGTTCTTTTAAGAGAGTTTGTGGTGGAACTCCCAATTGCTGCAGCATAGGAATAGATTGAATAAACTCTCGCTTTTGCACTGATTCACTAATGGGAGTCATTGCTTGGTCTTGTGCATAACAAGTCCAGTTCTCTGCTAAGTCTGATGGTTGCACAACTTCAGGTTGACCATCAACATTGATAATGTTTCTATCGCCACTCTCTTCGAGGTACAAGCGAAGGATGTTTAAGTACGTGATTGCTAACGATTCTATCATTGAATCTCTCTCTCGTGCCAATCTACCTATCTCTGATGACGTGTATGCGGCAAGAGCTGCAACTTCTGTTGCACTTGATTTTGTAGCTTCACCCCTTGTGAAAGGAGCAAGGATATTACCTTTGTCTTTATCTCTTTGCACTTGGTCATAATAGAACTGTAATTCTGGTGGAGTCTGATTTTGTGGTAGAGGAATAACTACATTATTGATGTTGTCATCATCTATCTCAATAAAGAGACCATCAATTCCAGAAGCAACTTGTGCCATCTGTTCTTCATCCATTGCACCCTTGCGCACAAGATACTGTCTTGACGCTTTACGTACGCCATTGGCTTGGAAAGTTCTGATGAGATTTGTTTCGTAGATTTGGTCATAAATGCGTTTGAGAGAACTATAGCCATCTAACGGGTTATCTGGTATACGATTGAAATAAAGCGGCACAATAGGCAATACCTTTTCGCCAGATACGTTATCAAATGGTATCTCAGATTGTTCAAGCATCTTCTCGCCATCACCAAAGTTTGGAGACCAGAAATACATCATGTCTTCTTGCAAATCATACATTTCAATGATTTCAATAAACTCAAACATTTCTAAATCTAAGTTTGGGTCTTCATCTTCAAGATAAGAACGGTCAAAGTATTCTTGTTTTCTTTGTGCTTCAAAGTCCCTATTACCAAAGAGTCTCTTTGCTTCTGCAATGGGCAAGAAGTATTTATGACCCACATACCTACAATCTTCCCATCTTCGTGCTTGTCTATCAACAATTACTTCCCATGGAGGAATAGCAAACATGTCAACTCTACGATAGATGTCATTAGATTCTCTTGGCATTAGTTTTGCAAAAGCCATCGGATAGATGAGTGCCATTCTTGCTGCATTTTCAATTACAGTTCTTTGTCTTAGTAAGAAGTCATTAGCAAGATGCTCAGCAATCTTACGATTACCTCGAGCACGAAGTCCATCTTTAAAGATAACACCCGGATTGCGAGAGAATAAAGAAGCCACAAAAGATTCAATGTAGCCATAAGCATCTGCTGTTTGAATTTGAATTCCAAAATCGCCCATGCCAAATGTTTCACTTTTATCCCAAAATTCAGTTTCGTAAGCTTGCTTGTATCTGTATAAGTCTCTACGTTTGTCAGTCCAGTATCTATCATGTACTGCACAAATAGCTTTTAATGTTTTTGGTTTTAAAGACAATTTACCACTCCTTGCGTCTGTAAGGGATTGGACCATTTGACCGAAGGAGTCGAGCTCGTTGTTTTGATTTGAACTTTTCTATCATAGTACGTTTGGTCTGTGTAATAGTTGGTGTTGGATATTCGTATGCATACCATTGGGCTAAACAAAATGCAATGGTAGTGTCATCATACCCACCTTTTTGATGTCCTGGTATTCCTTTATCGCTTATTCCACAATTTCTCATTTCTGCCCATAAAGGTTGTGGTAAAGCATCGAAGTAATCATTGCATAATAAACCTCTAACATTGTCAAAGATTTTGACTTTGTTATCAGCTCTTGTATGCCAGTCTTTACCTCTTTTGTTTTTATACATATTTCTCATTTTCCATTCTTTCAATCGGTAAAGGACTGTGTATCCGGGACCATCTGCTTCTACTATTGTATGCGCTTCATCATACTGATGATGCATCTCCCACACAATCTCTGCTAATTTTTCCGGAAGTATCTGGTTATCTCGATAAATAAACACTGGTTGTAGTGTTGTACCAGAAATAATAACTATGCTGCTATAATCTCTTCCAGTCCCTAATGCCACATCTACTCCCATGTAGTATCTATCTCCATCAATGTATTCATCATCTGTCCATCTTGTACCATTCATTGGTATTCTGGCAGTTTTATCTAAAACATCTGTTGGAAACCACAAACGTGATGAACTGATGAATGCTTCATCGATAGTGCTTGGAAACTCTCTACGAAACTTTTCAAGTCCCATTGAACTTACTTGAGTTCTGCGCCAATACATTTGAGCTTTGGAAAGACCAAACTTTTTTTGCATGTCTGATTCTTTATCAGTCATCGAGGGAATAGTATCTTTTGAAAACTGAGACTTTGTCTGATATTTCTTATGTTTATGCCACGGGAAGAAGCATACTTGCCAGCCATTCTGAGGTGCACCAATGACAAGGTCGTGGTACTTATCGCCTGGAGTGTTAGGAGTCGTTTCTATGATGATTTGACCCTTTCCTACAGACGCCATTACATTGGCTAATAAGTCATCTTGGTCATCAAAGAATGCAAATTCACTGATGTGTGCACTTGAGAAAGTGAATGAGCGAGTACTTCCAGCCTTGCCACCAGCAGTAAAAGACCGAAGGGTAGCCTTTGTATCTTTAAATGTTAGAGTTCTTGCTGAAGATTTAGACAGCTTTCTTTTAAGTGGAGCTGGTAAATTAAGATAGAAGCCCTTATCCATAGCATGCAAATGGTCTGCAGACTCTCTTGTATACGACAAAATGACTGAAGTAGTGGGTTCTTGTGAGACATAAGTCTTCCATAAGAAGTATGCACGAATGAGAGTAGAACAACCAATCTGTCTTGCTTTACAAACTACAATTCTGTCATGTTCAAGCAGTGTATCAAGTAGGAGCTCTTGCTCTTCATTGAGTACAAAGGGCACCAGTTTCTTGGCATCTTTATCAAATACCATCAGAAACTTAAAGAAATCACGAGGATGTTCTCTCAGCCTTTGCATTAATGCACTCACTTAGCTGCACTCTCATCATCATCAGACTTACCACCATCAAGCACTTTGAATAATTCATCCATGTCATTGGAACTTCCAAACTCTTGTCTGAACTTTAAGAGGACTGTACATAATTCCATGAAAGTCCTTGGGTTCATTTGCCAATTATGTTCTGAATTGTGTTTGACACCTAAGAGCATAATGTTTGAGATAATACCCTCAAAGTCTCCATCATGAATAGCTGTTTTCAAAGCTTTTGTGTAATTGACACTTTTTCTTGGATGTGGTTTTTTCATAATTGAGTTCCTGATTTAAGTCTCTTCAGTATCTTCTTCTTTCTTTTCCAAACAGCTGAAGGAGTTTTGTAGCCAAGATGCTTAGCAATCTGAGCCAGAGTATGTCCTTTCCAAAAGTAAGAATGGATAATATATTTATCAGATTTGGACAAGTTTTTCATTAGTTTTTTCAATTGCATTTTATGCTCTTTGTGCAGTTGTTCACTGAGTTCTTTTGTTTTGTTTCTTTCAGTTTCTTCTTCTTTTGCAATAAGTCTTTCAAGTGGGTCTGATGCATACATACCTCTCTTTTGCATAATCCATTCTAATACTTCATTGCTGAAGGTTTTGTGTCTTCTATCAAAGTCATCTTTCAATTAACTTACTCCAATTTTGAAAAGAGAACTAACTTAACTGAACCTAACATAGTAAATAAACGAGCTACTGCTTAATCCCTATACTACTAACTATACTCTAAAATAGAGTTCTGTATAATTATTCTTAAGTTTTTTAAGTTAATTTCTTTAAGTTTCTAAATTATACTATACTTAGTATTACTACTACTACTACTCTAAGTCTCAGTACACTCTTAATTGGGGGCAAGCCCCAAAGCTTGCCCCCATAGTAGTATCTATACTCTAATAGCTTTAGTTCTTTAGTTACTCTAAACCCTTTTCCCCAATCTAACTAACTCTCTCTCTCTCTCTCTCTCTATAGAGAAATTATACCATTGAATTCAGTCTTTGTAAAATTTAAGCTAAAGAAAATTAAAATAAGAGAATAATACAGAAAGATTGTACAAAAGCTTCTTTGTCAGTATAGTTATAATAGCTACTGAATAATTGTCTATCTTTAATCTTTAATAAGGGACTCAAGTCCTAAGGAAACTCAATGTCAACTAAATATAAAACTCAAGAAGACCGGACAGATGCTTGGACTCAATACACAGATAGAGACCAAGACTTAGTCATCAGAGCTATTAGAAAAGTCCTCAGACAAGAAATGAAAACTGGCACAATCCACCCTATGAATAAAACAGTGACAATGAAACTTGGAGTCCAAATTGAAAAAGACTTTGTAGACTTTGTACTTCAAGCTATTCAGTCTGGCAAGTATGCTGATTTTATTAGACAACAAATCTTAGGAAACAATCTATGAAAGGTCAACCTAAATCAGGCTTGGACTTG